AAGACCCTCAACAATCGCCCGCGCCATGCCAGACAGATCAGTATCCTCAGTCAGGCTATAGTCCGACTCGGCATGATCAAGCAGCACAGACTGAGACACCAGAGGCACAACATAAACAGTACCGGCACCAGACCGCTGCCGCCGTGGATCAAGAGGAATAAGCAAGGAAGAAAAACCATCAACAACGATAGTAACGACAGTTTCAAGATGGACAAAAAACTCATACTCAGCCTGATCAGCAAGCTGCAGCTCACCGACCATATGATACAGCGCCTCATCCTGCTCGATATTGATATTATAGGCCGACGTTATAGCCCGAGTCTCGGATCCATTAACAGCAGTAACCGAAATATCAGAAGCCTGCACCAGCGCTTCACCCGCAGCCAGCACATACAACTGATCCATAAGCGCCCGCACCTGGTCGCGCTCGGACAGATCATAAGTCTCATCAACCATGGCCCGGACCTGCTTTTCAGTAATCGTATACCGCTGCACTAATACAGACCGCAGCCCCTCAAAACTACTCCACTCCTGATCAAGCACCGCCCGGTACCTAGCCGCATCGCCATACTCCTGGACCAGCAGCCGCCGCAAAAAAGTATTATCGCCATAAAACTGCTCCAGCACCGCGCGCCTGACAGGCATATCGCCGTAGAGCTGGTTAAATACTGCCAGCATGCGGATGCCGTAGACCTGATCTAATATTGCCCGGTGTGCTGATGTTAAAGGGTAAAGTTGGAGCAGGGCTGCTCGCAGAAAACTTCCAATCGAGTAATTCTGTTCCAGCATTGCCCTAACGGATACCACCCCATACGGAGCCGTTGGTGGAGTAAAATTTTCTGTCCATCTACCATCGCCTTTTGAGATTCGTAATTCATCTATATACCCAGCAAAATTTCTGATCGTGGTTGTACTTTCCTTACCGATGTACACAGGTGTATCTACATTATTTACAGTTTCTAAAAATGTAACTTCAGAACCACCAACTCCATTAGTATACAATCTGCATTTTCCATTATTCCGTAATGCTGCAAGATGTGTCCAAGTGTTTTGGGTCACGCTTGGGCCTGTCCAGGACCTAGAAGACCCTCCGAAATAAAAATAAAAATTAGGGACATTGCTTGAATTAATCCAAAGACCATAGCAGAAGGTGCTTGTTTTTTTGTTAACTATATAATGCAATTTTACAGAAGTAAGATATACCCACACATCTATACAGAAATCCCCTGAGCCAAAGTCAAAATCTGTATGATGGGGTACCGTTAAGTAATCTGCTATAGGCGCAAAGTGTAGTGAGGTTGACCCAAACTTAGCCTGGTCTGTTTCGTGGTGAGTTGCCCCAAATCTTGATATTGTATGAACTGAAGGAGATGAGTCAACAATTGTTGTGCTGCCGTCTGCAGCATCAGAATGAAGCAGTAATTTAGTGTACTCACTCATTAGCCGTTTGTGCCTCCAACCAGCTCACTAAACTGGCAATTTCTACATTTTATTATTGTACATAATGTGCCATCCAGGTCTTCACGCAGATATTTGTCCATCGCTCCCCTGCACTCCGGACATTCAATTATTTTTACTGTTGTTTTCACTCCTCGTTTCAATTTAAAAATCAAAACGTTATGCTCTGTTCGTAATTTATTTTCTACCCGCAACCTGGCATCAGACAATGTCCGTATTCCGTTTGCCTCAATCTGTGTCAACAGCCAGGCAAATTTCTGTAAATCTGCATGTGACAGGGTATTTAATATTTTCATCAACAGACCCAAATAAATGATGCTGCAGCACCACTACGAACTACTTTATAAAACACAATCCTATAGTTATTTTTTTCACCATCATAGCAACTGGAAGTAAATTGTTTCGAGTAAAACAAAGATGGTGAACAGACAGAAAAATAGGTACCCTCTTGTGGCTGCAGGGTATCATGCCAACCAAGGCAGCGCTCTCCGGCAGGGTGAGAAATGGTTGCCCCGTAGGCACATTTCTCAGAATGTGACAAATCCAGCCAGTTGCATTCTGGGTTACCAGATCCATCTGGTGGCCAAGTACAGTCAACGATAGCACCCTCGGCCTGTTTATAACGCCCTCTGTCAACTACAGCAGCGACAGCATATTGCTCATGTAAATAACAGTTATAAGAAGGAGCTACATGCCACAACTCGGGCTCGTCTGGCACTGGCACCGCCGGTAACACGCAATCACCATCCGGCAACTCCTGCCAATATCCAATATCAGAGCGAAAAAACTCACTGACAGATGTACATCCATCTGAAACTGTAACCTCAGTGGCCCCGCAAAAATCATCAGTTGCCAATAACCGTGCGTGCCCTACATCACTGGTGATAGACCGGGATCCGTTGTCAAAATGTGTCTCTGCATTTGTGGTGGTAAATGTATATGGCCCCCGCCCGCCTGAAACAAATATAGATACTGACCCGCCAGAAGGTAAAACATCCGCAGTGGCATCATAGTCCCAGTCTAGCGCCAGAACTTCGTCGCAGCAGTTGCCACCGGACACGTCATACTCAATAACTTTTTCGCCACAGGGATTTTTACGCGGGGCAAGCTCGATCACGACGTAACGGCCACTTGAGTCACGCCCCTGGGCATCAAGATTTGGGTGGTATTTCCCCAGCAGATCCTGGGCAGTATGCCCCTGCCAGGTACCGTCATATTTTTCGCAGCACTGCAGTTTTTCGGTAGTCTCGCAGCAGATCTGCTCCATCTGCTCAGGTGTTTTGCAGGCAGGCTGAGGTTTGTATTCGACCACTGTTTCAATTATTCTGCGGCCCATCAGGAGGATTCCTCCTCAGACTCTTCTTCCGGACAATCAATCTCTTCTTCCCGCGAACTGGTAAGCTCCTCTGTGCATGGATCCCGCACTTCAATCAATCGGATACACTTCTCCTCATCATCGTCATTGATAGCAACAATGCTGTTGCCACCGCCCTGACAATTACCATCATCCAAACCACCAGGCAGGGAGATTTCCAGCACCTCGATGCCACCATCCCATACAGCCACCACCGTCGACTGGTATGTTGACTCAGCATCATCAGAGTTGGCAGCATCCGCCGCCCTGGGTTCGATGGTAAGGATATATGTATCGTGGCTCTCTCCATACGATATCCGTATTGTACCAACCACTTTCTGGCCAAAAGATAATGTTAATCCGTCTACAGTTATTTCAGGTTTCGGGTTCAGGATAGAGCCGTTTGCCCCTATTACGTTGCCTTCCCATTCGGCTGAGACCGATCCGGTTGGTACGTGATCGAGGTTTATGCTGTCCTCACCCCTGACCGTGATAGATTTTGTTTGAGTAGAGTTGTTGACATGCTGCTGTGAGAGAGTGCCGTAACTTGCGGTAATGGTGTAATGCAGATCTGCCCTGGATTTGTGCACCTGGATTTCAATTTCCAGACAACCATTCTCCTCACAGGCAGAGTTATACTTGGCCAGCAGATCAGCCATAGTGACAATGGCAAGACCCCGCGCAAGAGAGTCAACATAACTGCCAAAGCCGGACGCAGGCGGTTTTTCATATGGCACCTGTTGCAGTCGTAGCCAGTCGTTGCTGTCACCATCACCCGTGCCACCTCCACCGCCACCGGCATCAGGCTCCGGAACCTCAAACAGTATGCGTAATGTTGTATATTCGATCACCACCGGCTAACCCAGATAAAAAGATTGCACCACAGAGGGCACAGAGATCACAGAGAGAAAAAAGAAAAGAAAAAACGCTTTTCTCTGTGTCCTCTGTGCTCTCTGTGGTGAGTAAATCATGCCATCAACCAGCTGCCTCGCCACCATAAACCTGAGTAACCTTATTATTAGCAAGGCTCGCAGCCCCGGCAGTAACAACCCGCTTCTGACCGATCGGCACGGTTGCCGGATGGGTGGTAAAGGTAACGATATCACCAGCCTCATATGTATCGTCCCAGAACCCGGTCGCTATGGTAAAATACGGCCTGGTATAATCAGTATTATCCGGGGCAAACTCGGTACCGACATCTCCAGACTCAATTGATCCCAGAGAGTCACCGGACAGAGTAAAATGAGTGGCATCGGTAAAGGTGAGAGTCCAGTCCTCCTCCGGAGTACCAATATTATCAAGCTCGATGGGATAGGTTGTATCGTCAACCGTCTTGGAATTGGTAACCGATGGAGTGGTATAGCTCGGCTCAGTATCAGCGCTCGGTTTAATCAAACTCGAACACCTGGCAACAGTACCGTCAGCAGTAAAGGCATTAACAAAAGCAGCTGTCACCGTAATGGTAACAGTCAAACTGGAATAGGTAGGCGTCCCGGAAATAACCTTCGTTTCCTCAGCCCCATCGGTAGCCAGAGCATCAGTATGAGAGCAGATCTTAATCGTATCCCCATCCCGAAAAATATCATCAGTGCCCCCAGGGAGCAGATCCGCATGCTTAACATCAACATCAAAGGTGGTATCGCTGGCAGTAATATTTGCAGATAGCAGCCCGGAGCCATATTTATCAGCCGCCGGAATAGACGTAGACAGATCAGCCAGAGCGTCCCGCTGAGCCAGCTCAACCATAACGATATAATCATCAGGAGAAAGCGACTCTTTATCGTGATACGCCTCCGGATCGATCAGTGCATAATTATCGGTATTGGTCAAAGCCCAGTGTGTTTTTGCATAATCTGTCAGCCCCGCTGCCCGCTGGGCCGATGTAACATGAGAGAAAACATTCTGCACCACCCCGGTGTTTATCTGGATGGCTGATTTGCGTCCGTTGGAAAGCGCGCTGTATACTTTAAGATCTGATGACTGCATAATATTTTTTTTATACCTCCTGCAGTGAGATGGAAGCGGAATACCAGGCAGTCGACTCCGGATCGGCCAGCAAAACTGCAGGCTCCGGATCAACTGCTGCTATAAGGACTGTAAATGTTCCACGGTCATGGGTCAGAGTTACCGGCTGATTAAGCGCCGCCAGCGCCTGAATATCCGAGATATCGGACAGACTAAAATGATTTTCGCCAATAAGAGTGAGCAGACGTCCCCCGGAAAGCGGCATGGACTGTACAACCTGGCGACCGCCCAATGTTCTGCGCGCGGTCCAGGCAATGGGAGCCGCCGACTCAAGGCCATTAAGGACCAGATGGTCAGACAGTGTCAGGGATCCCAAGATCATGACGCCCCCCTGTGCATTTTCTGCAGCTCCGACAGCACCATTTTTGCATTCTGCCTGGCTGTCTGCCTGGAGATCGGTGACACATCGCCTGCAAAATTAACAGAGAGATTATAGATATTGCCGGGCAATGCACCGGCAGCTGCAGCCACGCCCACAGACCCGCCCGCGGCAAACTTTGGCATCTGCGGCAATCGCAGGGAGTTCAGGGCGTGAAAGATACCGGCACCAAACTTTGACACCGCCTCTTTTCTGATAATATATTCCCCGGCCTCAAGCATGGCAGGTATTCTATCACCGCCGCCATAGCCACCGAGTTTTCCACCACCACGATACCCGACAGGACCGCCAAGCGCCTTTTTCACCCGTTCATTAATCCAGATGGTGATCTCTTTATCTTTTATTCTGACAAGACGATCCTCCACCTTCTCTATATCCCTGATGGCACCAACCCGCATATTCTTCCAGTTCTCAAGCCACTTTCTCTCGGCCTCATCCATGCCTTTGGAAAGATCCTGAAAACCTGATTTTTCCTTCAGCGCCTCCATGGCATCATGGGCGGCCTGCTGCTCGGCTTTTAATATCTCAACGGCCAGCTTTCCTGCCCGTTCAGCTCCCGACATTGCAGCGGCCAGGGCCTCACCTTTGGAGACAAGGACCTCATCACCTTTTTTTACTTCCGTATTCAGGTCTGCATAGGCGTCCTTTGCCTTATCCGCCAGCTTCACGGCCTCATCAAAATTACCGGCATCGGCGGCTTTTTTCGCAGCCTTCTCGTATTCTTCCGCCTCTTTTTTGCGGTCCTCCCAGGCGCCAAGATCTGACATCCCGGTCCTGGCCAAAGACCGCAGCTGCTCGGCAAGTGATCTCTCCCGCCCGGCGATCTCATCCTGCAGCCGTTTCACCTCGCTTGCATACTTCTGATACTTGGCCCGCATCTCATCAAGGGCCTTGCCGGTGACCTGCTTCTGGATGTTGGCAGACTCTTTGGTGGCATCTGACATCTTCTTGGCACCGGCAACCCAGGTACCTGTCAGGCTGTCATAGGCAACCTTCCCATCTTTCTGCGCCTGAAACAGTGCGTCCATGGTTTTATAATTTGTGCCCATGGCCACATTGATTTCTTTTAATTTTGCTGCAATTTTCGGATCGATCCAGTCTTTCTGTGATTTTGCATCGGCCTGAGCCTGGGCGAGTTCTTTTGTTGCTTTACGCCAGTCCCAGAGGATACCGACCAGGCGGCCGATTTTAATAACCGCATCGGCCGCGGCAAAAAGGATAAAACCCTTAAAGGCCAGATTGAGTATTCTTGTACCGGCCGCAACAGTAAGAAAAGCAGTCCGCAGCCGCAGCAGCCAGGGAATGATCTGCGAACCTGTCAAAACAATCCAGGCAGCATTCAAACCCCTGAACAGACTGACCAGGGACCCGATAATCTTTACCGCACCGCCAAAAATCAGCGACCACTTTGCAACCTGGATGATCATCTCCTTATTGGCAGCCACAAAGGAGATAACGCTGGCAGCTCCCCGTGCAATAGCCCCGGCCATGGCCCCCAGGTCGTCGGCATTATCACGCAGGACAATGGCAATATCTTTCAGCGATTCAACCAGCTCTTTATTCTGGCCCAGGCCGTCGCTCATCTCTTTTTTAACAAGAGCGATAGCACCGGCATAAGTATTGATCGATTCAGCAGCCCGACCCTCAAGCGGGATCGCCTGCTCCAGGAAAACCTGGTAGCGGATCTGTGCTTTTTCTACATCACTAAGTTCCTTCCACACTTTTTCATGGGCCTCTGAAGCCGCATACCAGGCTTTGACATAATCCTCGTTCAGGGTCAGCCCCAGATATTCTGATGCCTCAGCCTCACCGCGCAGGGCTGCGGTGACTCGCTCGATCCCGCCCTCAAGTGTAGTTTTTCCTGCAGACAGATCTCCGGTCAACTCGATAATCCGCTCCATCTGATCGGACGACAGACCGAGCCGTTTGGTCATATCAACAGTCCTGGCCGTTGCATTCTGGATATCACTTGTCGCATAGATACGCAGTTTTTCAGACAATCTCTCGATAGACTCCGCCCACTCATCGGCAGTGCCCACACTAAACTGGCGGTTTGCAGCTTTAAGGCTGGCCTCAAGGTTATAGACAGCCCTGGATGCATCCTCCAGCATCGTGCCCACCTGGCCAATAGCCTGCAGACCGACAAAGGCACCGGCCAAACCGACAACCTGCCGGTTAAAAGCGGACATCATCTTCGTACCGTTGCCGACCTGGTTATTAAATGCCTTGATAGACCTCTGGGCACGGGTCATGGTGTTCTGCAGACCCTTGCCGTTGGCTACCAGCAGCACCTCTATGGTGGTCTTTTTTGACATAATTTCTATTCTGTTCTATACTTCTTGTATGGAGACTCTAAAAATCATGACCGGCTGTCTGCTGCTCTTCATCGGCATCAAATCCAGCCTTATCCTGATCACCATCCTGGGCCTGGTTGCAATCCTGTCAGCGGCCAACAACCTCACCTGGCGCCTTGTCAGGTTTCTTGAGCAGACTCTGCCAGCAGATCAAGCGCGGTAAAAAACAGGCTGAGGCCATAGCTCCAGACCTGCTGATGCCCCTGGGCAATCAGGAGACAGGTACAGCGCCTAAGCTGCTGCCGAGGGTTTCTTCCATTTTTTCGGCCCGAGCCACCTCCAGCCGGGCCGTCTCTAAAAAATCCGGATTGACCTCCTTGCAGGCGTCAATCAACGGCCTCAGAGATGACGGTGTCATGGCCGACAGATCAGCCACAGACATACCGACCGACTTTGACAGCACCGCCCCGGTGAGCAGATCCTTATCAAGGATCCTGTCCAGCCAGCTCGGGACATGATCATCCTGCCCCAGGAGCGCGTCAAGCTCACTGACCATCAGCTCCTTGACCGTTATCTCTTTTCCGTCAAACTCAATTATCTTTGAATTTCTCATCTAAAAAAAACCTTCCTTACATATCTATGCCATTAACCCGGCCCGGAGATGTCTGGCCGGTGAGTGTCTCAAGGGTCATGCCGAACTGCAGCTGCTCACCCTCTGTACCGGCCTCGGAGATAAAATTAATCTCCTGGTCTGCAGCCATCACGACCGAGTCAAGCTCCAGCACATAATGCTCGTCAGCAAATTCGGAATAAAGATGAGCCAGGATCTGCACCCGGATCTGCACCTTGTCGCCCATAGTGACCTGGTAGCCAGTCTTTGCCGCATAGTCATAATCGACCTTCAGCTCATCCGTGGCTGTGATTGCACCACCGTCGATGATGGTAAGCATGCCCAGCTTTTCATCCAGGGTATAGTCGGTATCTTCCTCATATACAGGCGTACCGGAGGTATGCTTGACCGCCACAGCCGATACATCCCTGTAAAGCAGCGGCGCATATTCACCGGCAGGCAGCGCCGTCACCACCTCGTCTGTTATGGATGCCCCGGCCGCCGCCTGATCTGTGGCGGTACCGGAGAGTGCAAAGGCAAGATTTGCCGCATTCCACTCCCGCAGCACCAGGGATCCGGTGGTGTCGGTAATCTCTGTTTTTGAGGCGATGATCTGCCCTGCAGTCTCAACCCGGCGCGATTTAACCTTGATCTGCTCAGTTGCCACCTGGCAGGAGAGCGGATAGGCATCACCCACAGGTTTGTATTCACCGGTCTTAACCCCAGCCGCATTGACCGGCCTCATATACACAGTCCCGGTACCCGAATATGCTTTAAATGACATGATATACTCCTTATGTTTTTACAAATGATTGCGGGAATACACGGATTAAAAGCGCAGCCAGATAGACCGTACTGCCGTGATCCTTATATGATTCTATTCTCAACGTGGGCACCGAAAATGCGCCCTGCAGCCCTACACAGTCGCCAGGCCGCCAATCGGAAAAACCGTCCCGGATGGTATCGAGATACCCGTGCATCTGGAGCTGGGCAGCACCATCGGTATCATTATGACCGACGGTAACCTGCAGGGCCCAGGTCAGCTCCCGGATCACCGCCGGGGCATCGGTAATAAACTTATCCTCACCAAGCCACACCTGACAGGCAGGCAGGGGCGGGACATCTCCGATGCCGGTGGCCACATTGTTAAGCCCCAGGGCGGTAAGCCGATCGGTTATAACTGTATATAAATCGTGATACATTCTTTACCTTCAGCCTTCAGCCTAATAGCCTTCAGCCTGTCTTTTGCTGCAGTTATACACTCCCCAGCATCATCGACACAAAGCCATCCCCATCAGGCTCAATGGACAGCACCCGGTAGGGCAGATCATCAATATTGATAATAGTCCCTGTCTCCCCGGCCAGAATCGACAGCTCCGTGATGACAGACTCCGCCGTCACCGCAAACCTTGCCGCCTCCATAATACCGTCCCCATGCAGGGCAACCTGCTGCGGCTGGGGCGGGATCACAGAAAACGTGCCGCCAGGGGCAGTTGCCACAAGACCGACAGCGTCCAGCATATCGGCCATATCATCGTCTGAAAATTTCACTTGACCAGCACCCAGTCCATACGCAGATGGGCAGAAACACAGGTTGGATGGACAGCGATTGTCTCCAGCCCCTTTGCCATCTCGACCAGGTCACCCGGTTTACCGGCTGTTTTTTTACGTGACGCGCTTTTCGCTGCCGTCTTTTTTGTCTTTTTAACTACCATCACATAATCCTCTTTCGTTCATGATGCAGGGGCGGTTGTCCGCCCCGTTAAATAAACAGAAAAGACTTATCCGAGCAGCAGGGCCATATGCGCAGGCTTAACAGCCTTAACACCCCAGGCCAGCCCGATCTCATATTTAACCCGGCGATACTCACGATAAAGAGCAACCTGGAAAGTCAACCCGGAGATCGGGTCGGTGATATTGATCACATCGTCGGCCATATCTCCACCCTCCGGCATGGCCGGGGTCCTGGTAATAAGATGAATTGCCGACTTGGAAAACGCCATATTGGCCGTATAACTGCCGCCGACGGTCAAGGCGTTTGCAGTGGCGATGGTGACCAGGGCGCCGGGATCTGCCAGGCTAATGGTGCCTGGTGCAGCAACACCGGTGGTAACCAGGTATTTATTGTCAGTATCAGCCGCAAAGGTGACAACGTCACCAGCCAGCACGGTGCCGGATCCTGTGACCAGGGCGATATCCTCAACCCCCACAGCGGTCTCGCCGTTGGTTACATACGATGTTCCATCACCCTTGGTATGGGATTTAATCTGGGCAGACTCGCGGATGGAAAAATCATGCATATCAAGCAGCACCCCGCGACGCTGCATGGAATCCGTTCCAGCCATTGCGGCCTGGGCCTGCTTGCCGCGAAAATTTGCACCGGCCATAGTGTTGACAACCAGCTGCAGATCAGATGTAGGAGCCCCGTTGTCCACCAGGATCTTCCGCACATATGAAGCGTCGGTATAATCGCCAGCGGTACCAAATGGAACGCTGCCTGCAGTGCCGTAGGCCCTCGATGCGGCAACATAAAGAGCAGCCAGATCCGTTTCAACCTCATTTGCCAGGGTCCGCATGGCCTGGGAAAACTGGTCTGTAAGAATACCAGCATGCAGGGATCCGACAGAGACAACCTCCTCCCCGGTCCAACGTACAGGTACAGCCCTGGCCTTTGAAATAGTCATTGTTTCCGGGGCGATGGTCTGATCACCGGTGTCCGGGGCTGTGGTTGCAGGGGTGATATCTGCTGCAGCAGATGCTGGTGCCACCGGATATTTTATACTCTGGCCGACAGCAGCCTGTTCGGCGTCAGCGTTCATCTGCACTGCGGCAATAAGACCGGTAAGCTCGCGGCTCACCCTGTCAATCGCCTGGTAAAGTACGGGGATAAGCCCGGTCAATGTATTCGCCATGATGTTACTCCTTTAATTTTTTTCGTTTATTCACTTCTCAACACTATTTTTCCCTCAGCCTTTAAACCCCTACGCCTTTATGCCCCTCAGTCGACCAGGGAGCCGCCGTCTGCAATAAACTTTGCCTGGGCGGAGGACGTAAGAGAATCAAAAGCCTTGCGGCTCATCTTGTTTTTATTCCCATCCTGCTGCTCTGCAGAGTCAACAGCGTCATTGGCCTCAGACTCTGTTTTGTCCCTTGCCTTGCCGCGCAGCTCGTTTTCCGCTGCCACCATGGCCTTTGCAGCATCGCCGCCGGTGGATTTACCATCAAACGCCATGCTGTTTATCACCTTCTCATGGCCGACGATCAGCTGGGCCTGGACCTCATCTATCCGCTTTCGCTCCTGCTCGGCTCCTTCCGTTCTGCCCTCTGCCCTGCCCTCCTCCATGGCCGCTGTAATATCGGCCTTGGTTTTCTCGGTCATTTCAGCAATCGCCTCATCGGTGACGGCCGCGACCAGGTCAGGATGCTTTTTCTTCAACATTTCAAGATCCATTCTGTGCTCCTTGGTTGTGGTTGCGGGCGATTTTGCCCGATGGTTCATTTCTTCTACTTTTTTTATCTCCGGCCCGGCAAGAGCCACAGCCATGGCCAGATCATCAGCCACCGCCTTGGTATCTGACGACAGCCTGGCCGATGCAACGTTATAGGCATTGCGAGCCGATGCCATCAGCTGATCCTCATGCATGTTTGATCTGTCTTCCTCATCATCCATGTCAAACTCCACCAGCTCATGGGCAAAACCGGCGTCGACAATGGCCTCGCCGTAAAAATATGTTTCTTCATCCATCATGGATGTAATTTCAGCAAGCCCCTTGCCGGTAAACCTGACATAGGCACCTGCCATCATCATGGACAGCGCCGCGGTATCCTTGCCGTATTTGAGGATATAGTTATGATCCCCCCAGACGCCGCCATGCACGTTATGGATCATGTAAACCGCGTTATCCTCGGCAATCACCTTATCTGCAGCCAGGGGAATATACGACGCAGCGGACATGGCAAAGCCTGTCAGCCTGGCCGTCGTATGCCCCGGATAGTTGCGGATCAGGTTAAACATCTCAAGACAGGCAGAAACAAGACCGCCGGGGCTGGAGATAAGCAGCTCAACGTCTCCACCATTTGCCTCTGCCAGAGCCTGGCGGACATCATCGGCCTCAACATCCCAGCCGATCACACCTGATATGGTTATTTTTTTCATTTTTCTTCCTCTTCTGTATTGGCTGCTGGCTCCGCAGGCGGCTCCACAGGCGGCTCCACAGTCATCTCCGCCCCCGTCTCTTTGGGCAGCAGGTTATTTTCTTCCAGCAGCTTCTCCTCGCGGATGATCTGCGGCAGAGCCGCCTCCCAGTCACCGCCGATCAGCCTTGCCCGCTCTTCCGCCCTGCTCGACAGCCGGGCATTGATCCGCGCCACCGCCGAATCGATCTCTTTTTTAGGATCGAGCTGGCTGGGAGCATCACCGGTCCACAACGTTCCAAGCCACGCTTTTTTAATCAGCGGGTCCGCAAAAAAACCTGGCGCACCAAGTCGTCCAGCTGCCACCGCCTCACTGATCACAGCCTCATATACCGGCTGACACAACGACAGCACCAGCCAGTGACGGCGCCGGGAAAAATAGTCCCAGGCTTCCTCGAATGCGGCACGCGACGCGCTATAACTCGATGTAAAATGTTTAACCAGGATCTCAAACGGCAGCTCCAGGGCCACACCGATCTGACGCAGGACAGCCAGCACAAAACCGTCAAAGGCGGTATTCGGGCGGCCGGGATTAACGGACTCTATTTTTTCTCCAGGCATCAGCCCCACAACAGAGCCGTACCCCAGCTCCATGCCGGTGGTGTCAACCTGCAGAGACGGATCGGCATCCGGATTTTCAGCGGTAGGTGCCGGGCCAAAATTTGGCGACCCGGTTTCATTGGTAACAAAAACGGTAAGCATGCCGGTAACAACCGCGGCCATCACCTCTGCATCGGTATATCTTCCGAGCTGCTTGATCAGCTCAACAACTGTGGACAGATAGGGCACGCCTCTCGACTGCCCTGGGCGGACCTTGTCAAAAAGATGCAGGACCAGAGGATCGCCGTCAGAGCCGAAACTCTTTAAGCTCGACCATTTATATTGTTTTTTATTTCTGGCAAGAAAGGCAAAACTTGAATTGCCGGGATGAACATTCAGCACATGATATTTTTCCGGGGCACCATATTTATCCTTACTGATGCCACCCGCCATCTCGGCTGAATCGGCAACAAAATCTTTATTGCAGACCCTGGCGGCCTCGATCATCTGCAGCTTTAAGGTATATGGGGACCCTGCCCGCTTAAATCTGGGCATGTTGACAAACACATCACCATCCTCCAGGGCCTTTAGAAATACCAGTCCCTGAAACAGGGAAAAAGACAGCTGCCGCTCAGAATCAATCTCTTTTGTTTCTGTGGCCAGCCGAAACTCACGCTCCGCATCACGTTCCCACTGGTCCGCCTGCTCATCAGACATACCCAGCAGATCACGGTCAACCTGGGATTTAACATAGAGGCCGGTGCCAACAACCTTGGTTATATTTGTTTTAATGGCCCCTGCAGCAATGGCATTGTTGCGGCAGAGATGCTGCGACTCTTCTCGCAGGGTAGGAAGATCAGGCAGGATAGCGGAATCGGCGGAAAGCTCACGCCTGGATCCAAGCTGGTTGGCCCGGCGTCGTTTATCGGCCCCGGTGTATGCCCCCGACATGGCCAGCCGCACACGCTCCCGGTAACGACCACCACCTTTTTCAGGGGAAAAATAATTGACAACCCGGTCTAAAAGAGTGACCGGCACCGAGACAGACTTGCCATCGACGGTTATTTCTTTGGAGAGTTTCATCGCGGGATCACCTCCGCTAACTGCATACATCCCGACCGGGAAAGTCTTTGCACTCTGCTGTTCCAGATTTCCACCCCAGCCTTCACCTCGTCAAGGTTCGCCCTGGTCAGCCTGCGGCCGTCAATAACAACCTCCTGGCCCTCCAGGATCCTATCCTCGGCAGCCATGTAAAGAGTCAGCTTCTTTTCTGCAATCTCAAGAGTTATACCAGCCATAAAAAAACCCCTTTTATCTGATGATGCCCCGTAGGATACATCAACTAAAAGAGGTTTTTAAAGTGACCTTTTGCTGGCATTTGCCGGTATTTGCAAACTAAATGAAAATAATTTGCTTATTTTTTTATGTTTTTTGTTATCAGGGCAAAAAGCACTGTTAATCAGTGGTTATGTTGCTTCCGTTAATTTATAAGCCCCTGCGCGAAAAATGATAACGGCGCTTGGGAATGGGGCGCTGTTTTTATGCCCCCCAAACTTTAATCTACCCCTTAATAGTCGTATTTCGCCCTTCATTGCGTAATCGTGCCACCAAGCCGTATCTGTTCTTGCTGGCACTAAGCAAACAACGGTTGCGCCCTGTAAACTGCTCTCGTACGCCTTCTGCATCCACGCCTTTATTGCCCTGCCGTACGGCGGGTTCATGAAAACCGCTGATTGCCCCCAGTTTTGAATTAATCCGTCTTGTTCTGGCGTGTAAAAATCTTTGCATTTTGCGTTTTCAGCTATCGCGCAAGGATCTAAATCAAACTTAAACTCAACGTTTAATCCATTAAATAGCTCTTGCGGCGTAGCCCACATATCAGTTTCGCTTTTAAAATGTATATTCATAATTTCTAATCTCGCAACATAACAACAAAATCAACCCGACCGCAAAAGACGCGGCGGCTTATTTAAAACGTTATCTTCCCAAAATGACTTCTTGGGTTCTCTCAGTTTTCTTGCCAATAAAGCACAAGACATCTGCCACCCAGAAACAACAAACAAACTTCCACCAGAGGGCATCTGTGATAGTGACATCCATAAAAACAGACGGTGCCGCACCAAGCCAGATTGCCCGTGAATTAATAAAAAACCAGATAACAAAGCGTTTCAAGCGACCTGCGGTCGCAGCGGTTTCCCGATACTCTTTAATGTTTTCTGTACTCATTATTTTCTCCAAAATTATGGGGTTAATACCACAGGCCCCTGAACTCAAACGTTATGCGTCTTCCGGTGAAAACTCTTTGCACATATCGTGTATTTCCTCAACCCCCCACTGTAAGCCCTCGCGGTGTATGGCATCCGTTAGCGGTAGTTTCGCAGTTTGCAAGTAGTTTTCACATTTTGCTTTTATCTCGCATAACAAGTAAATTAACTCAGACTCGCGAGCACCTGCGTTTTCTTGTGATCCTGTCATCTTGTCCCCTCTGCTTTAGTTGGTTGCCAGCTTGTTAGGCTCGCAGGTTATTAGGGCGTTATGCCTCTTGAATCTTACCAAGTTGCAAAATATAAACTTCCTGTTCTGGTGGTGCGCCCCATTCAACTATGCCAAGGCTACGCATGATGCCCTTCAGTTTTACAAACATTTTAGGGCTATCTTTCGAGTACCCATTGCGGAAACAAATTGTGTCATACTTCTTATTCAGTCGTTTGTTCCAGTACGGCTTTATTTCTCTATATTCTTCTATCTTTACTCCTGATTTAATCATATCAAACCATTTCTTTTTCAGGGTAAGATGAAGAATTTTGCCATAACAAGGCGCTTCAGTGGAACCCAAGCAGCGCGGCTCTTCGGTTGGTCTTTCTTGCTTTTCCATGTCTCTTGCTCCTGCTAAATTCGTCGGTTAAATGCTTGGGTCAACTGAGCTGAAACGTTATCTTTCTTCCAACCTCACCAAAACATCTTCCATCATCGCATAGCGGGTAACATCCTTCCATACCCAGGCCGTCCAGACATCCTCAAATTCATCTGAATAATAAAGGGTCTCTCCATCCTCTCCCAAAAAAACCAGGGCACAATCAGATCCCTCTTTTGTCTCAACCTCGACCAGCATATTACCCTCCGGAGTCTCTCCATTGGGTACACGCCAGGTGACCAGTGTTTTCATCATAATTCACCCCTCATCATCCGCAAATCTTCCATATCAATGCCGGTAATATCTCCATAAATCATCCCCTCGGCAAACTTCCAGGCCAGAGCATGCAGGTCGACCCCATGATCTGCACCATTTCCACTACCACCAGCCTCTCTCAGCCTGTCATTTTTAACTTCAAGGGCCCCGATTTTACCGGTGGCGTCTGCCAGAGAGATAGTCGCTGATTCAAGCTGCTCCCGCAATTTCCTAATTGTTTTATTCGCCGCTGTAACATCCCCGCCACCATCGCCCTGGGGAAAACTGTCAAACTCCCTCAATACCTCAACAACCATCTCCGGCCTTTTACTGCACATCCCCCTCAGCATCCCGCATGTAGGACAAACAAGTTTACCTTGAGTATTTCTAAGATTTGCCTGCCGACCACACTGTTTACATTCTCCAGGTTTATCTGTAGCCACTTCGCCCTCCTGTTTTTCTTTTTTAATATCCATTATGGTGAGTTCTTTCGGCCTGGTTTGCCCCGCGCACCGAAAACAAAACTGATATGTCGGTACACCACTCGAATTCGCCTCTCTTTTTGCCTTGCATATCGCCAGAAAAGCATCTTCCGAAAGCGTTGTTTTAAGCCCCATCGTTGCAGGGCATTGTGCCTGTAACTGCATACAACTACCCCGCAATCAAGCCGTCAATAAACCGGTCAACATCAGCCACATCAACCCATCCCCTCTCATCACGCAGCCGCTCAAGACATTTCTGCAGCCTGAAAAGCTCAGCTGTAATCGCGTTCATCCTGTCATTAACTGGACCGTCAACAGTATGAGCCGAAACATGGATCATCTGCTCAATAAGACCGCACACCCCGACAAACTTCTTTTCATCCGCCATCACTCCCTCCACCTGTCTTTATCAATTTTTATAGACCGCACATAGTCCGCCAGCTCGGCAGCCAGCAGCCGCAGGCCGCGGCCGCCAGGATTGCGGCTGTACCCGTGCAGATCACCGCATTTAACCAGATCATAGACCTTGCGCTTTGAGCAGGAGAGGATCCTGGCCGCCTCCGCCGGAGCAACCAGCACAGACTCCTCCAGCACCTCACGCTTATACCCCTCCACATCGCTCCCCATCATCCGCCGCTGTACGATCTCATCCATCAATTTTCACCCCGCGTGAATAAACCTTTCTGGCAGGCCCCGACTCCCCAGGGCGCCGCCGGTTCCGTATCTGCAGGATGTCGGCAGCTGCCATCCCGTAGACCCCTATATCCCAATGGTGATTCGGTTTATTTTTCGGACAGAGCCACCAGCCATGATCATCCTGGTACTCGGCACACATCTGCTTTGCATAATCCTGGCCCACATCTGCATGCAGGTGGAAAGCACCAGGATCACCCGGCTCAATATTCAGCTTTCTGGCCAGCTCGTTTTTATAGAGCGTTACATTCAGCGTATAAAGCACCAGCCCCCCTGGGATAGGTATCTTTTTGCCCCGCGGGCCGGGATAATAGTCAAGCCGTGTTGCATTCCAGGGCTGATCCATGGACCGCCGCCCTTTTACCGGCTTAAACATCGGATTTGTACGGCAGAACTCATACACTTCGACGGTCCGCGAGTGTTTCGGGTTATTCGGGTTGGTACCGCCGCCGGAATCGATAAACGCAGCCTGAACCCGGTAATTTTTCTCATCCGCATCGAGCCATTCCTTTGCCGCAATATCGACCAGGTGGCCAAAAGACATGACAAAACCATGGTCAATCCGCCAGGACTCCAGATCCCGGCCGTATCCCCAGGCCACCACCTGGTAGTAAAACCCGAGCCGCTGGGTATCAACCATCATGGTCAGACAGCTTATGCCTCTCGGCACCACCCGCCGCGGCATCGATTTGTCCACCAGCCGCAGAATATGGTCTGTATCACGATCCTGCTGCTCATGGATATAATCAATCGCCTCATAACCGTTGGCCCAGGCAACACGCTCGGCAACAGAACCATCCTGGGCATTCAGCCAGGCGGATGCTATCTCCGAAAGAGGAATATCGAGACACTCCCAGGCCCGATGGTGAAATCCTATCCTGGTCGGCCTTGACAGCTCATCGCCTTTTATGCAAAACCATCGACCGGCGCGGATCCCGCTCTCCCGGTCTGCATCATCCCACTGCACCCCGCACTCGTTGCAGCCGTAAAGGACCATGCCGCCTGCATCGATCGATTCGCCGGTGGCCCCATCATCCATGACCAGGTGATCTCCATCCATCTTTATTAAAGATTTGCAATGCGGGCAGCAGACGCGATATTCCCACACCTGGGCGCATGCCATCATCCCCTTATGGATAAATAATCCGGCAGGAGTGGAGGCAAAAAACCGTTTATAGCGGCCCTTATAGGTACGGTTCCGCTTTTTAATAAGGGTAATCGGGTCGGCTTCTTTACCTGCCATGGGCGGATATTTATCCACCTCATCACCGAAACAGTGTTTTGCCGACCAGGTCGCCATGGCCGATGCCGAATTGGCATGAGCCGGAAAGATCGTCATGCCATGACTCAGCTTTATCCGGGCCAGCGACGTGTCATCCTGTTTTTTAGAGAGATATCTGGACAACCTGGATGATGACAAAAGCATCGGTTTAATCTTCCCGCCCGTGATCTTGGCCGCGGTGTCTTCTGTCGGCATCAGGTAAAATACATTTCCCGGTTCGCAGTCTATGCACCAGGAGAGGCAGTTCATCATAGTGTTGGTCTTGCCCGACTGTTCAACCCCGCAGAACCAGATCTCACGAACATGGGATAGCCCAAAGGAATCCATAATTTTTACCGTGTGCGGCGCATACTCATGACGCCATGGCCCCATATGGGCACCGTCGGTAACAATCCTGTATTTTACAGCATGTTCAGAGACTTTTATCTTCTCAGCAGTTTTCAGCCGCCGCCTGATGACCAGCGGTATCTTTGGCAGCACATACTTACGCCCGAAAATCGACTCTTGATGGACGGACGGCACCCAGGGCGGCAGTGGTATCGTTTTTTTATCTGTAAACAGCTGCTGCTCCATCACTCAACCCCTTTTTCAAACTGCACACTGATCGCGGATCCTGCAACCTCGTTAAAAGCCTGACTGATAACCTCATCCACAAAACCGAAAACTTCCTGACTTCTGTCCTGCTTTCCGGCAGCAGAGAGAACAATCTCACCCTGCTTGACATAAATATGATGCCGGATGCAGTCCCGCAGCGTACCGATCAGCCCGGCCATGGCCGACCAGGCATCCTCCGCATGCAGCCAGTCCTTATCCTCCTCCCGCCGCATCTTCTCCGCCTTCATCTCGGCAATATCGGCATCAGCCCGATTTTTCCGGTGATCATCCTCACGCGTGCTGATTGGTACATCGGCCACGACCCCGGATACCAGCTGCTGGCCATAGAGAATCACCTGGTACTTACTCACCGTGCCGTCACTGCCAACAGAGGGAAACCCGGCCTTGCAGTCCTGATAAAACTTGCCGGTTGAAATTTTATAGCCGTTATCCTGCAGCCAGGTCAGCGCCTTTTTCCTGGACTTGTACCGCTCGGACACCCCGCCATCTAATTTTTTACCGGCCCCCTGGGCACTGTTTTTTTTCATACCATCACCCACACTCACCAGATCGCCTCTTTTCCATCTCAGATAAACACTCAAGAGACCGCTTAACGACCTGCTGCAGACGATTAAAATTATTTGCCGGGATCACATAGCTATCAGGCTCACTGGCATGCAGATCCCCGGCAATAGGCTCCGCCACTTCAACCACATGGCGCGCAGTAAGCAGCAGCTCATCAGCGCTCTTTGCAGCATCGATACACCCGTCAAACATATCCATTTCCATCAGCTCACCACATAATGGCCGCGCAGCCTGGCGGCCTTAACAAGTTTTCCCGGTTTACTTACCGGCTGACAGTGCACGCAGGAATAACCACCATTATCCCCCTTTAAAAAGAGCATGCCGAAACAGAGCGGACAGCCCCGCAGCCCAGGCTCAACCTGCAGATAATTATCACTGCGGCCAGTACTATCACTGGCGCCAGGATCCGCATCCTCACCCTGCAGGAGCTCTTTCTCACACTCTCTATTTTCGGCTACCCCTTCCCCCCGTCGGTTATCACCAGGGGAAAAGGCCAAATCCTGAGAATTACCGGCTGTATCAGGCACCAGCCCGGCCTCGATCCAGACCGAAAGATCTCCGCCCAGCTCGGCATAGTTGCCGGGATCCTTGCCGTCCGGTACCGGCCAGTATTTTGCCTGGCGATAATCTTTTTTCCAGGCGGCAATGGCCAGAGGACCTGGGCCCGGCTTTCCGTCCGCCTGGCTGTCGGCATCGAGTGCCACCAGGATAACAGGAGCCGACGACAGATCAGCCCGCAGTGATTCAGGCACTCCAGCCGAAACAGTGCCCAGGGCGATAACCATCACCGACTGATTAGCAGCTGCCACAGCAATGGCATCAAGCTCAGACTCAACAATCACCACGCCGCGTATTTTTCCGGCCTGACGGACAACTCCGCGCATTTGTGCCTGCGGCCGGATAACCATGGGATGAGTTCCGCTGCCCTGGATCCAGACATATTTCAGTTTTGACAAAAACTTTTCCCGCGCTGCCTGGTCCCTGCGAACCCGGATCCGGTGGATGTCTCCATGCCTGGTAATAATCGGGATAATCAGGCCGCCAGGCACCCACAGTTTATTTTTGCCATCCTTATCCTTTAAACCGATGGATGATCGGCCGATCTGCCGGTCATGATCCAGCCAACCGAGCCGAAACATGTCCACTGCAGCCCCATCAATACCGCGTGCCTCAAGCCAGCTGAGTACGTCTGTTTTTCCCTTTATCTCTTCTGCAGCCTGGTCGACCAGGTCAGATCCCCACTGCTGCCACTTTTTTTCAGGGTTTTTAATGGATGGTGTTGGCAGTGAGAGTTTTTTTACCGGAGCAGGAGCAACAGACTGCCGGTACCGCCTTTTCCCTCCTCCTGACCCTTGCCCGCTGCCAAGCCGACAGCTGTCAGCCACCGAGCACGATGTCGCCCGGCATTCCCGGCCAGCCTCTTCATGGGCCTGCGGGCAGCTCATCCCCTCCATTTCCCGCAGCCAGGTGATGATGTCCCCCTTAAAATCGCAGGAATAACACTTAAAGCCGCCATCATCGCGGATATTGAACTTGTCAGAATTAGAGGATCCGCCGCACTTCGGGCACGGGCCGACATACTTCCCGCTTTTTCTTTTAAGATTATAACGATCAGAAATAGCATTCAGGATATGATCCACTGTACGGCCTCAATTGTTAAAGTTTTTTGCAAGTCCTCAAGTCCTAAGCAAGTCCTAAACAAGTCCTAAACATAACTACCTAATATATAAACATATGTTACGTATATAGGACTTAATGACTAAATATGTACACGCGTATATGGGAAAGTTTTTTTTATTATTTTTTTTATCCATGTGCGTGTGCGCGGGAATTAAGTCCTTAAGTCCTAAATTGATATTATATTGAATAATTGCAAATAATTAAGTCTAGGACTTGCTTAGGACTTGCCTAGGACTTGAGGACTTAATAGCTATTTATCCCGATTTATTGGCATATGCCTCCACATCTGCAGCGATCTCAAGACTGATTATCATGGAAAAGATCCATGTCTTGCCGCCATGCTTATCAACGATAAACCCACGTTCCCGGAGCGCTTTGTTGACCGTCTTCATGGCCGGGATCCGCAACTCCCTGGCGTCCATATTCTCACTCCACCACCATTTGAATGTCATATACATGGTCGTACATTGTATTTTCATCTCGGTATCGTCTGGATAATGAATCAGGCAGTCCTGAATAAACTGCCCGATATAATCCTCATCCTGCTGCAGCGATGTGACACCGTCCAGGATCTTCGCTGGAGGATCAAGACCTCGCTCCTGCCAATCCAGGCAACCCTCAACCAGCCAGCGCAGGATCCCAGGACGGCACTCCCGGAGTTTATCCTTTAAATGAGGATCCTTTTGTCGAAACTGGTCCGCATGTCCTGGGTATTTTTTCTTTGCAACCTCAATATCATCCACATACCTGTGCGGGAACTCGACAAGCAGCAGCCGCTCAGTCATGGCAAAGTCGGATGTCAGCCCATACGGGATATGATTGGTATGCAGAAACATGGTATGGGTAGGATCAAAGGAGATCTCCGAGCCAAAATTCGGCCTGCAGAGCACTTTATCCTCACCGGTCAGCTGTTTGATTGCAGATGCATCAATTTTCTGACCCTTGTTTGTCTCGGCCCCGACGATGATACGCTTGCCCAACAGAGAATATTTATGCTCTGATGCCGCCGACGGACTCGGGGCATTGCGCTGCTCCAGCAGCATCCCCTGGTTTATCTCATGATAAAACGGGGCCATGATATTGCCGATCAGGTTAAATATGATGCCCTTGCCGTTGCGACCAGGGCCGATGAATACCCATATATACTGCTCGTAGGCATGGCCGGTGATGGCATAACCGAATGACCGCTTTAAAAAATCCGCTATCTCTTCACTGCCTGATATTTCCACCAGTGTTTTATGCCAGAGGGAATAATCAGCATGAGGGTCATACTCGATATCCAGCATCCTGGTCATCAGATCAGCAGGCCGCCCGCTGGTAAGCGCCCCTGTCTTGAGATCGATCACACCGTTTTTAACCGGCAACAGCCAGTGTTTTTTATTAAAATCAGGCTCCCTGCAGGCCATCGACTGATCAACCACCGGCGCCCAGGTGAGTGTTTTTTTTACCCCCATCTCCGAGCGCAGCCGGTCAACCCGCTTTTTATATTTATCCCGGAGCGCTATTTTCCAGGCATCAGGATGTTTTTTATCAATACCATTATCATCGATCTCTTTTTGCAGTGGATCCACCATCCGCAGATACTCAAGAGCACACAGCTCCACAGACTGAAATGAATTACGAAAATCATCTATCTGCCAGACGTGATTCATCCAGGAGTACCATTCCCCATCATTTGGCGTGGTATTATAGAGATACTGGTCTTTAAGCAGGCTGGCGAACATGCAGCCATCACCCCGCTCGTTGGCACCAAGACACGCCAAGACAAACTTATCATCCAGCGGCTCGCGCACATCTTCCGGCAGCAGCTCCGCCGCCCGCCTGTTTACCTGTTCGGCAATTTCCTGTTTAGTTAATGCCATATTTTGACTCACTCCTCTTTGTAGCCAGCAAAACAACCAGGCAATCTAAATATTTCATTTTTCCACCAATCAAAAAATATTAAATGGACTCAAACGTCGGGGCGCGAAATACC